GCGGACTATTCCTTTCACCAACGGAATGCGTCTGGCAGGATGACAACTCTGGGGGACTAATTCCCCCCTCAATTGTTTTCACTTTTCTTCTTCAATTATGACCAAAATTCTTCACATCGAACACCCCGAAGATACCATCCTCACAGGTGACACTTCTTTCCTGCAATCTATCAAGACAAAGCAACATCTTTCTATGAAGATTGATGGTGCTCCTGCTATTGTTTGGGGCATCAATCCTGCGACTGGAAACTTCTTCGTGGGCACCAAATCTGTGTTCAATAAAGTGAAGATTAAGATCAACGAATCTCACCAGGACATTGATGCTAACCACACCGGCATCGTTGCAACTATTCTCCACAATTGCTACGACTATCTGCCACAAACCAACGGCATTCTTCAGGGTGATTTTATTGGTTTCGGTGGTTCTGATGAGTATACACCAAACACCATTACTTACAAATTCCCTAACATCGTGCGGGAGGAAATCATCATTGCTCCGCATACACTTTATGAAGCAGAATCTGACCTGCGTGATGCTATCGCACGTCCCCTAGATTATGTCATCACTGATACTCCCTACTGTAAGTTCGTTAAGAGTGATGCCTACATTTATTCCGGTTGGTATCATGAACTAGGTGAAGAGTTTGAGTTACCTCCCGTTGTGAATATGATTGAGGAACTGATGCAAACCGTTGAGTTCGTGATTGATAAGGAAGCAGAACAAATTAAGAAAAATGTTAATCGTTCTATTCGTGAGGGTTATGCACTAACTAACGACGATTTTCTGGGTAATGAGTCACTCATGCACCTCTACGGGTTGATGATAGTTTTGAAGGATGATCTTCGTTCTCAGTGTCGTCAACTCAACGGACCCGAAGCATACCTCAACGGTGAAAGAATCTCTGGTGAGGGTTATGTAATGCACAATGAGTTCGGTACATTTAAGTTGGTCAATCGTCGGTCCTTCAGTGTTGCTAACTTCAACAACCCTAAGTATGCAACAGTCTGATAATCATTCGTTCGTGATATCAGCAGTGGGGGGTTATATGCCCCCCTTATGTGTTGCCCGCCGTGCCCCCGTATATAAAAACCCCCTACTTCCCTAAGCTATAAACGACCCCAATCGACTTCTCTATAACACTCTAATAAAAAAAATTTTTCATATATAAAAACATGCGATAGGATTCAAAGATATGCAAAAAAATCCGCAGGAAAATTTTACGACCATAGACATCGATCCAGTATCTGGGGAGTATCTCATCACCATACCACAATGGATCTGTGATGAGAACGGATGGTACGAGGGAGTAGAAGTAAACATCGAGGTCGATGGAGACTCTATCATAATTCAAAGTATTGACTAAGTATAGATAGAGTGTTATGATATTGACGTAGTTACTTACAGTTATGGCTAAAGGATTTACTGTTAAAGCAAAGGCACCCAAAAAGTCTGAGAGTACTCAAGAATGGGACTATGATAAGGCAAAGCAAATGATCAGAGGCAAGACTGTGGTCTTTTGTCTACCTGGTAGAGGAGTATCTTATACGTATCTCAAAAATTTTGTACAACTTTGTTTTGATTTGGTACAGGCAGGAGCAAGCATTCAGATCTCGCAAGATTATTCATCAATGGTGAATTTTGCAAGGTGCAAGTGTTTAGGTGCGAATGTACTGCGAGGACCGGATCAGATTCCCTGGGACGGAAAGTTGCACTATGATTATCAGTTATGGATTGATAGTGATATTGTATTCAACACTGAGAAGTTCTGGCAGTTGGTACTGATGGATCAAGACATTGCCAGTGGATGGTACATGACTGAGGACGGTCGTACCACAAGTGTTGCACACTGGATGGATGAGGATGACTTCCGTAACAATGGTGGAGTCATGAATCATGAAACGGCAGAAACGATGCCAAAACGTAAGAAACCATTTACTGTAGACTATGCAGGATTTGGATGGTTGCTGATTAAGCACGGAGTCTTTGAGCATTCTGAGATGAAGTATCCATGGTTTGCACCAAAGATGCAAGTCTTTGAATCTGGAGAGGTACAGGATATGTGTGGAGAAGATGTATCATTCTGTCTCGATGCAAAAGAAGCAGGTTTTGAAATCTGGTGCGATCCTCGTATCAGAGTTGGTCACGAGAAGACAAGGGTTATCTGATGTCACTGACAAGATATACAATTCTCCACAAAGAAAAAATTCTGTATAAGAACTTGACGGAGGAAGAATATTTTGATATTATGGAGGACCTTTCTATAGAGTATTATCAGAAGGGTTCTCCAAGACCTCAAGATCTTGAAACAAAAATCATTAAATTATAAGGAGTATTATGGCAGTTCGTTCAAAGGTTGGTTTGGTCAAGGACGGTTTTATGCCGGGCAAACCGAAAAAGTCTCGTCAAGGTGAAGGTAAGAATACAAAGTACTCGGCAACCTCGCGTAACTCGGCTCGTAAACGTTATCGGGGACAGGGACGATAATATATACATTTAGTTTTGTAACGTCACATGGCATGTTTGATTGCTAATCTTCCTTCGATGGAAGTATGGGTTAGAAAAGAATATCTAACCGACCATCAAAGTGGGCACGGTGAATTTGTTAAGGGCGTCTGGGTTTCGGTTAAATCGATTCCTGGACGTGCTTTTTATTTTGAGACATATTTACCAGAGTATGCGGCAATGTATGATAAATTGCCTATTAGTGCCTTTGTCTCGGACCCTGAGACCCCTTCACCGGACATGAGTCTTCCAAACCTACAGTTTTGGAATTGTATGGACTACGGGGTCGTTTCGGTGGACAAGAAATTCATTGGTTCAATGGACTTTGAGTGTTATACAAGGGATCATGGTAATGTAAAAGGCACTTATGTCTGTACAATTGATAATTATCATCATGATCCAGACTATGTTGACTATGCAACAAGTGAAAATCCTGCCGAACACAAGTCACATAACCTAATTGAACTTGAAAATGGGCAGTATGCATTGTATCCAAACAACAGATTACGCATTTATGACAATAGTTTGACACCTGTTGACCCTAAAATGCCCGATTTTAAGGTTTCTACGCAATATTATCAGGTTGAAAATGGAAATGAACGACTTGGAATGGGTCGTGAGGACGAATATTTCTGGAAAACGGCAAAAGAACGTGAAAATTCACCTGAAGATGGTGAAAATAAATAAAAAATAGGGATAGCAACCCCTCAAAAAGTTCTGTTTTTCTTAAACAGGAGCAAAATGGGCAATTCACCTGTCGATAGAGACAAAAATTACATGAGAGAGGTGTGGGGAACCACGAGTTTAACGTCAGATTACTGGTCACTGCCACGAAAAACAGAAGATCCGGAAGAAAGAGTGATTCAAGAGATTATGCACGACGATTTGAAGTTAGGACAGAAGAATCTTCAAGAATAAGGTATAAATAAAATTACGAAAACTCTTAAAAGATGGCAATTCAGAGGATATCAAGGGTATTTAAGGACATTAATTTGTCTTTTGAGCCACATCCTGTGACAAAAGACTTACAAGTACTTAAAAATGAGAACGCAATTCGTCGTTCTGTGAGAAATATTGTCGAAACCATCCCAACAGAGAGATTTTTTAACTCTTTGTTGGGTTCTGACGTAAGAAGCAGTCTATTTGAATTTGTTGATTTTGGTACAGCATCTGCAATTCAAGATCAAATTCAAATTGCAATTGAAAATTTTGAAGAAAGAGTCGAAAATTTGATCGTTGAAGTAAATCCAGCACCAGATAATAATTCTTTCAATGTTACAGTCATATTTGATATCATTGGTCAAGAGTTTCCAACACAAGAATATTCATTCCTCTTAGAGGCAACAAGATAAAATGCCTTTTACAAAGTATACAAATCTAGATTTTGATCAGATAAAGACTTCTATCAAAGACTATCTCCGTGCAAACTCTACGTTTACGGATTTTGACTTTGAGGGATCAAATTTTTCTGTTTTAATTGATACATTAGCATATAACTCTTATATTACCGCATTCAACTCTAACATGGTTGTGAATGAATCCTTTTTGGATTCTGCTACATTAAGAGAGAATGTAGTATCTCTTGCAGGAAATATCGGATATTTACCACGATCTAGAACTGCATCAAAAGCTCAAATATCTTTTAATGTAACAACAAACGTAGATACCCCCACGTTAACCCTTAAGGCTGGAATAGTATGTGTGGGTAATGCCAATGACTCCTCGTATACATTTGCTATTCCTGAAGACATAATAGCAAATGTAGTTGATGGTTCTGCATCATTTAATAATATCGATGTATTTCAAGGTATATTTCTAACAAAACAATTTCTTTATGATGGATCTTTAGATCAGAGATTTATTTTAAATAACTCTTTCATTGATACATCAACTATTAGAGTTTATATTAGTAAATCTCAAACCACAAGAGGTATTGAGTACTCTTTGTCTGAAAATATTTTTGATATTACCAACAATTCAAGAATATTTTTTATTGGTGAAATACAAGATGAAAAATATGAATTAAGATTTGGTGATGGAATTATAGGAAAGAAACTTGGAGAAGATAATGATGGCAATTATATCAATGTAGATTATATTATAACTGATGGTAAAGATGGAAATGGTGCAAGTAATTTTTCTTTTTCTGGAACTTTAGTATCCGCATCTGATTCTATCATAGATCCGGGAAATATTATCATCACAACGAATCAGGCATCTAATAATGGTGGTAATATTGAACCTATAGATTCTATAAAGTATTATGCTCCAAGATTATATTCTTCTCAATATAGAGCAGTTACATCCAGAGACTACGAAGCTATAATTAAAAAAATATATCCAAATACAGAGTCTGTTTCTGTTGTTGGTGGAGAGCAACTTGATCCTCCGCAGTTTGGAACAGTTCAAATAAGTATCAAACCTAAAAACGGAAGTTTTGTTTCTGATTTTAATAAAGATCAAATTTTATCAAAAATTAAACAATATTCAGTATCTGGAATCAATCAAAAAATAACAGATCTAAAAATTCTTTATGTTGAATTAAATAGTTCGATTTATTATAATTATTCTTTAATATCAAGTCCAAATTCACTTAAAACATCTGTAATAAACTCACTTGAAAAATATTCAAAGTCCGTAGATTTAAATAAGTTTGGAGGAAGATTTAAATATAGTAAAGTTCAACAAATTATTGATAATACTGACACTTCTATCACATCCAATATAACTAAAATTACCATACGCAGAGATTTGAAAGCTGTCTTGAATTCACCTGTTCAATATGAATTATGTTATGGTAATAGATTTCACGTTGAATCGGAAGGTAAGAATATAAAATCTACAGGATTTAAAATTTTAGGTGAGTCCTCCACTGTATATCTCACAGACGTGCCAAATGCTGATAGAACTTCTGGTATTTTATCATTATTTAAAATTGTCAATGGAAGTCCTATCACAGTCGGAAATGAAGTAGGAACAGTTGATTACGAAAAAGGTGAACTTATTTTTGGACCTTTAAATATTACTGAAACAGAAGTTTCTGGTAGTGTTGTAGAAATTCAAGCATTCCCTGAATCAAATGACGTTGTTGGTTTGAGAGATTTATATATCTCCCTAAGTATTCCAAAAAGTGAGATAAATATGATAAGAGACGTAATTGCATCTGGTGATGAGATATCAGGAACCAGATTTGTCAGTGATTTTTACACATCAAGTTATTCAAACGGTAGCCTAGTAAGAAAGTAATATGATACAAACTGGAATTGAATCTAGAGTCAAGATTCAGGATATTGTTGCAAATCAATTACCAGAGTTTGTTTTGGATGAAAGTCCCAAAACAATAGACTTTTTAAAGCAATATTATATTTCTCAAGAATATCAAGGTGGTCCAGTTGATATTAGTGATAATTTAGATCAATATTTAAGGGTAGATAATTTAAAACCAGAAGTTATTGTTGATAGTGTATTATTAACTAATGATATAACTTCTAGTGATACAATAATTCAAGTTTCAAGTACAAAAGGATTTCCTAATCAATATGGTCTTTTAAAGATAGATGAAGAAATTATTACCTATACTGGAATAACAACTAATTCTTTTACAGGATGTATTCGTGGTTTTAGTGGAATTTCTGAATTAAATCAGGAATCTAATGATGATTTAGTATTTTCTACTTCAACTGCGTCACAACATACTTCAAATACTGATGTTAAAAATTTAAGTTCTTTATTTTTAAAAGAATTTTATAAAAAATTAAAAACAACTTTTACTCCAGGATTAGAAAATATTAAATTTGCTGACGAAATTGATGCTAGTAATTTTATAAAAAGAGCTAAAGATTTCTATGCATCCAAGGGGACAGATGAGGCAATAAAAATTCTTTTCAAAGTTATTTTTGCAGAGTCTCCGTCTATCGTAAATTTAGAGAATTATCTTGTTAAACCCTCATCTGCAAACTATGTCAGACGAGAGGTTGTGGTAGCAGAAGTAGTCTCTGGAGAACCACTTAGAATAATTGGAGAGACACTCGTAAAAACTACAGATGAAAACACAAAAGCTTCTATCTCATCGGTTGAACCTTTTACAAGAAAGGGAAAAACTTTTTATGTAATTGAATTTTATGTCAGTAATGATGGAAGATCTTCTGTAGAAGGTAACTTTGTTATCACACCTAACACAAAATTAACTGAAACTGCATCCATTGGAGATTCTATTATAAATGTTGATTCAACTCTCAGTTTTCCAGAATCTGGAAATTTAGTTTCTGGTAATAATACGATTTCATACACCGGAAAAAGTGTTAATCAATTTTTTGGATGCACTGGCATTTTATCCACATTAAATTCGGCATCAAATATCAGATCAAATGATACTTATTTTTCTTATGAAAATGGTGATCTCAATAAAAAAGTAGAAATTATTATTCTTGGAGTAATTGATGATATAAAAGAAAAAAACGAAGATTTTAAAGTCAGTGAAGGTGATATAATCACAATAAAAAATTTTGGTGATAAAATTGAAAATAATCGTTCAAATTGGAAAGAAATTTTTGCAAATTCTTTAATATACAATACAAGTGCAAGATATGAAATATTAGATAATAGTTCAAATAAGTTATCTTCTCCGATTGATAGATCAAGTTTAAAGGTAGGAGATGAAGTTGAAATATTAACTAGAGGAAATCAAAATCCTATATTTTCCTCAAACCCCATTTATATTCTAAGTATTGATAAAGAACAAAATACTTTAACTTTAGAAAATAGACCAAATTTGGGGGAAAATCAAAAATATGATATTAGAAGAAAATTAAATAAAACAAAATCTTCTGGATTTGAATTTGAATCAAATTCGGTTATATCAGATATTCTGAATCTTTATGTTGATGATGATGAATATGCTTACATTGCTTCAAATTCTTTACCATCAATAACCAGAAATGATTTTTCAGTTAATGATTATAGGTTAGATATTCAAGCAAATGTTAAAACAATTAGCATTTCAAGCACAACTAATTTATCTGATTTTTCTGATGAGGTTTATAATTCAATTATTGTAAGTGATGTTCCTTTTTTAACTGGTGATGTAATTTTTTATGATCCCGAAGAAGTTCCTTTGGTTGGATTAGTTACCGGAACATATTTTGTAGAAAAAGTATCAAATACTAAGTTCAAACTATATGGATCACGATCACTGATTTCATCTGGAAATAATTTAACATTTACACCACCACTAACAGGAATAGGAACTCATACTTTTACTTTAAATTCTCAAAAAGATTCCGTACTCGGAATACAAAAGATTTTAAGAAAAATACCTTTAGAAAAAAATATACAGTTGGGAAGTGAAGAAACAGTTCCTGGAACAACAGGAATATTGATAAATGGTGTTGAAATTCAAAATTATAAATCAAGTGATGTAGTATATTTTGGACCAATTGAAAGTGTTGAAGTTTTATCGGGTGGAGAAAATTTTGATGTTATTAATATTCCAAAAATAGAAGTTTCTGCTGGTATTGGTACATCTTCAGTATTGGCAAAAATTCAACCTGTAATTAGTGGAAAATTTGAAAAAGTTTATATTGATTCTCAAGATTATGATATTGACAAAATTGTATCTGTTGAAATTTCAGGTGGAAATGGAAAAGGAGCAGTTATTGAACCCGTTTTAGTCAATAAACCAAGAAGTGTTTTATTTAATGCAGATGAATCAACATCTGGAGGTGGTGTTGATTTATCAACTAATCAGATTTCATTTTTAACTGATCATAATTTTGTCAACGGACAACAAGTAATTTATAATTCATTAGGTAATGAACCTATATTCATCGGAGATGGATCCTATAATTTTGGATTACCAGACAATTCATCATACTTTGTCGGAGTCACCAATAATAAAACAATTAAATTATATTATAATTTAAATGATCAACAGTCCGAAAACAATCCTGTTGGAATTTTTACAGGATCCTTAGGAAGTCATAGATTTTCAACTGTAATTACAAAAAAACAAATAGATTATGTAAAAATTATTGACGGTGGAGAAGGATATACAAATAGAAAGTTGGTTGTAAAATCTTCAGGTATATCAACTACAGAAAATACAGTAAACTTTAAAAATCATGGATTCAATGATGGAGAATTAGTTGATTATAATTATGAAGTTTCCGAGATTTCAGGAATCTCTACAACAAATCAATATTATATTTTAAAAATAAATGATGATTCATTTAGATTATGTGATGCTGGTGTTGCTGGAACCATAACCTCAAATTATGACAGAAAAAATTATGAAAAGTTTAATTCAACAGGATCTGGATATCAATATTTTTCATATCCTGAAATTTCAGTTTCAATAAAATATTCCACAATAGGTATAGGTACAACTACACAAGAAAAAAAGGAGTTAGTAGCAACTCCTGTTGTTAAGGGACAAATCATAGATGGATACGTATATGAGTCCGGAACTGGATATGGATCAACAATTATAAACTATGAAGATAAACCAACTTTAACAATTCAGAACGGTAAATTTGCTCAACTGACACCTATTGTTGTAGATGGTAGGATTACTAACGTCTCTGTCAGTTATCAAGGAATTGAATATAATTCAGTTCCTGACTTAATAGTGTCTGGTTCTGGTATTGGAGCGGAATTAAGGGCTGTAATTGATAATGGTAGAATAAGTGAGGTCATAGTATTGAATACTGGTATTGGTTATTCTTCATCAAATACTAGTATACAAGTTGTTTCATCCGGAAAAAATGCAATCATTGATCCTCAAATTAGAAAATTAACAGTTAATGATAATTCTGATAGATTTTCTACTGGAGAAGTTTTAAAACTAGGAAAAGATAAACTTCAATATTCCATATCAAAATATTTTGAATCTTTAAGAGGTTCTTTCTTAGAAGATGGATCTTTATCTGGAATAATTGGATGGGCATATGATGGAAATCCAATTTATGGACCATATGGATATGTTGATCCAGGTAATATATCTTCAGGATTAAAAACATTAAATTCTGGATATGTTCTTGATATTACAAATGTTACGGATAGACCTTCAGGTTTTCAAGATGGATTTTTTATTGAAGATTATAAATTTGATAATAGTGGAGATCTTGATGAATATAACGGAAGATATGAAAAAAATGACGAATTTCCTAATGGAGTATATGCATATCATGCAACGATAGATGAATTTCCATATTTTATAGGTAATAAATATCGATCAAAATTAATCTCTGATTCAAATCTCAACCAATCATTTGATTTTAACAATTCTAACTTATTAAGAAATACTTTTCCATATAAAGTATCTGATAATAATGCAGATTATGATTTTATAAATGAAACAAGTGATGTTTTAGATCAAAAAATAGAAGTATTATCAGTTACATCAGGTCCTATAGAATCAGTTGAAATACAAAATTCTGGTGACAATTACAAAGTTAATGATAAATTAATTTTTGATAATGAAAATACATCTGGAAACGGTTTAAATGTAAATGTAAAATCTATTAAGGGAAAAAATATTGTTGATGTAAATACAAACTCAGTTTTATTATCAGATTCTATTTTTACATGGGACTCCTCAAATAAAATTAAAGTTTCAATTATTCCAAATCATAATCTTTCAAATTTGGATTATGTAACAGTTACAGGTTTCTCAACTATTTTATCTGAATTGAATGGATCACATAGAATTTCAGTTTTATCTAATCCAGATGCAAGATGTTTATCGACAATAGCATCTTCATCTTTAGGATTTACAACAGAAATTTATGTTTCCCCCATTTCAGATCAAATATCTGTCGGAAGTAGTATTGGTATCGGTACTGAAATATTGAGAGTTATTGGAGTATTTAATAATGATAATATTCTTAGGGTTGAAAGAGGATTATCAGGAGTATCACATGCAGTTGGATCTGCTGTATCTTTCTTGTCTGATTCATTTGTAATTTCAAAATCTGTTGATAAGTTTACATCAAAAGTTAATACCACTAGATTTTTTAATCCAAAAGAATCTATTGGAGTATCTACAATAAGTGGAGTAGGATATAGCACATCATTTATTTTTGGAAATAATACAATAACCAAAAGCATTCCATCTAAAAGCATTAGTATTGAAAATCATTCATTTACAACAAATCAATCTGTTGTTTATACTTCTAATGGAACAAATATTTCCGTATCTACTGATGGATTAGATTCATCCAAATTTGATCTTCCAACTAATCTTTTTATTGTAAATAGAAATCCAAATCTCATAGGTTTGAAAACTGCAATTGATGGAAATGAACTATTCTTCCATACAAATGGAGATGATAATGATGAATATTCACTTGAGTCAAAATATACTCAAATTCTTGGAGATGTTGAAAAAAATGAGGTAACAGTCTCTGTTTCCACATCTCATGAACTTCAAAGTGGTGATGATATAACATTAAATATCAAACCAAATCTTTCGGTAGGTATTGGTACTTCAACTGCTGTCAGAGTTCTTTATAATTCTGAGATTAATGCTATTGTTGTAGATCCTATTGGATTTAATTCTACAGGAATTAATACAATAACAAATGAGGTTACAATTTTAGATCATGGTTTAGAAACTGGAAATAAAGTTCTTTATGAGGATAATAATTATAATGAATATTTTGTGTACAAGATCAATAATAATAAATTTAAACTATGTGAAACATATTTTGATTCTCAACAGAATCCACCAACTGTTGTAAGTTTTGCTAGCACTGGAAGTTCTTCTCAAACAATATCATTAATAAATCCGGAAATTAATCTGATTAGAAATAATAATTTAGTATTTGATTTATCGGATTCTTCTTTAACTGGATATGAATTTAAACTTTATAAGGATCCTAAATTTGAAAATGAGTTTATCTCTACTGGATCTACGAGTAATTTCTTAATATCCGAAATTGGATCTCCAGGTCTTTCTAGTACATCATCTTTAACTTTAAATTATATTTCTAACATTCCAGAGGAACTTTACTATACCATTGAAAAAAATGGAGTTTTAGTCAATCCGGATATTGATACAAAAAATAATTCAAAAATTAAATATATTGATAGTAAGTATAATAATACTTATAGTATAACTGATGTAGAAACGACTTCTTTTAAAATTAATTTACAACAAAAACCAGAAAAACTATCGTATAGTTCAGCAGAATGTGATAATTTGAATTATTTTACATCATCATCTTTTGCATCAGGACCAGTAAATTCATTTAATATTTTATCATTTGGATCAGGATACAAAGACCTACCAAAACTTAAATCGGTAGAAACGACTGATGGTGTTGATTTAATCGTAAATTGTAAGTCCAATTTGATTGGATTGATCAATGAAAAAAATATTATAAACAACAGATTTACTTATTCTCCAGATAAAACATTAAGACCCCAAGCCAATGTATCTCCAAATATTGAATTAAAAGATTTTAATACGATAAATGATATTTTAATCATTAGTAGTGGTGAGGGATACGTAACACCACCATTATTAAAACTAATTAATTCTTCTACAAGAGAAACTATTGACTCTGGATTGATAAACTTAAATTTGACAGGATCTGCCATATCTTCAATTGATGTAGAAGTAGAACCCGTTGGTCTTCCTGACGAATCGGTTGAAATTTTTGCTACTAATAATACTAATGGAGTATCTGTTATAGAGGTTGAATCCTCAAATTCTGGTATATTTACATGCACAATATCAACTCCAGGTATTGGAAATACTTTTCCATTCCAACCTTTTAATATTGGAGACAAAGTTTATGTTGAAGGAATTGTAAAAAATAGTGTTCATGGTACAGGGTTTAACTCCGAGGACTATGGTTTCAAATTCTTTGACGTAAGTAATTATTTTAAAACAGGAATCAATGATAAAGTTGAACTAAACGTCTCTGGTTTATCGACAAATACTGGTATAGCCAATACAGTTCAAAATTATTCGGGTGTTATTATTAATAAAAATGAATATCCTGAATTCAAAGTAATTCAAAAAGAATCTAAGTTTCTTATAGGAGAATCTATATCATCTAATGGTGTGATAAGAGATTTAGTGGTCACAGAAAATATAGGTAATGGGTTAAAGGTTTTTGGAAATTATAAATTATCCATTGGAGAAAAAATTAAAGGAATTGAATCAGGATCTGAAGGTACTATCAACTCACTCAACTTAAATGAAGCTATTTTTGACGTAAACTTTTCAAATTTAAAAGATATCGGATGGAATACTGAAATAGGTAAGTTGAGTGAAGACTACCAAGTAATTCAAGATAATGATTATTATCAAAACTTATCATATTCAGTAAAAAGTTCAGTAACATATAAAGATCAACAAGCACCCGTTGAAAGTTTAGTTCACACTAGTGGATTGAAAAATTTTGCAGATACCGGTATAACATCTTCAGTGAGTGCTGGTTTAGACGATACTAAGGACGGATTTATTGCCATATATGATTTAATCTCGCAACAACGAGTTGACACTATTAACAATTTTGATAATGTTTTTGATGAAGATATTGTTAATTCAACATCAAAGTTTTTGAAAATGGAGAACGTTAAACTCACTAATTTTAATGAATTTAAAAATTTAAATGTATTAAAAATTGATGATCTTAGTAAAAGGTTTTCCAATTCAGAAGCAGAAAATACTGAATTTTTGACAGTTGAAGAAGTAGATGATAAAACTTATTATAATTATTTGTTTAAAGTTACATCTACAGATGAAAGAGAAATTCAGTTCACTGATCTTACTATTTTAAGTAATGGAATTGAGACAGTTATTGTTGAAAACGAATCTTTACATAATTCTAATATTCCATTAGGAAATTTTGACATAGATGAAAATGAGTTTTCAGAAACATTTTTAAAATTTTTCCCAGAAGATCCATTTAATAAAGATTATGATGTTAAATTAATTCAGCAAACATTTAATGATACTTTCTCTGGTGTTGGAACTCAATCGGTAGGATTTACAAGTCTAACAGGATCCTCTGTTTCGGGAATAGGAACTACTACGATATGTTCTTTCAATTCGGATCATTTTGAGTCAATTTATATAAATGTACAAGTCTTGAATGAAGTAACAGATGACATGAATTACGTGAGATTATATGTTGCTCATGATGGTTCAAACTCATACATGTCCGAATATTTTATTGATAATAATTTAAGTGCAACGACTGGTAACCAAATAGGAACATTTTCTTCTGATCTGAATAATGGAGTATTATCTATTATACATGAAAATGTAGATTCTGATCAACTTACAATTAGATCTAATATCGTAGGATTTGGGTCAACCGCTCTAGGAATAGGAACTTATAGATTCAAATCATCTGAACAATCAGACGGTCAAGAAAGAAGTGTAGTTTACGATTCTGATTTTAAAACCACAGTATCTTTAGCTTCGACCATTATAAATTCCTTAGACAAGAGTTTATTCAATTCTTCAAAATCTTTAGTTCAAGTAAGTGCAGGATCAACAAAAGCACTTCACCAAGTTATGATGGTATTTGATGGTATTGATGTTTATACTCAACAATTACCATTCCTTTCAGTATCTAATACAGATACTTTAGATAGTGTATCTGGTATAGGAACATTTGGTGCTAGTATTTCTGGATCAAATATTATTTTAGAATTTTATCCAGATGATCAAAATCAACAAATTGATATAGAAATTTTCAATAAATCTTTCTATTCTAGATTGGATGTGGCAAATGACTATAATGATTTAACATATGGTTCAGTTGTTGAAAAAGTTGATGAAAAATTCTATAATGCTATTAATGGTGATAGAATTAATAGAACCAATTTTGCATTAACATCAAATAATATTCCAATTTTCTCTAAAACATTTAATCCAAATTCTGTTTCCTTAGCATCCACATCTGGATTATTTTCAATAGATGATCATTTCTTTATGACCGGTGAAGAATTGATCTACACTCCAGATTCTACAATTGTTGGTGTTGGAACCAGTTCAATGATGATAAATGCAACTGATGTTTTACCATCTAGAGTATATGCTATAAAAGTGACAGAAGATACTTTTAAAGTTGCAATAACAACGACCGCAGCTGCAAATGGTATTGGAGTAACTTTTACATCTCTTGGTGAGGGAAATGCTCATAGATTTACAATGAAGGAGAAAAATTCAAAGTGCATAATCGATGTTGATGAACTTGTTCAATATCCATTAAGATTTACTGGAACTACACATAGTCTAGTGGAAAATTTATCGATTGGTGCAACAATTGCATCTTTAAGTGGAATATCTTCAATAAATCCAACCGATCTATTGTTGATAGATGATGAATACATGAAAGTAACTAACGTTGGATTGGGAACAACTAGTACAGGTCCTATTATTAAAACTGGTAATATAAAACTTGTTGAACTTGATAGAGGAGTTGTTGGATCCTCCGCAAGTGCTCACTCAAACTCATCAACAGTATCAGTTTTTAGAGGATCATTTAATATAGTTGATGATGAAATACATTTTTCAGAAGCTCCAAGAGGAAATCCTCAAATCGATAGGACAGAATCAAATTTAAATTTTGAAACATCTTCATTTGGTGGTAGAGTATTTTTACAATCAAATTATGATAATAATAAAATTTATGATGATATATCCAATCAGTTTACAGGAATAGGAAGAACATATAGTTTAACAGTTGGTGGATCTAATACAACTGGACTTGGAACCGATGGTGGAAGAGGACTTGTTTTCATCAACAACATTTATCAATCTCCCAAAACTGATAATAATCCTACTAGGTTCAATTATGAAATAGTATCTACAGCATCAGGAATAACAACTGTTGAGTTTTCTGGTATAACAAGATTTGAAGATCCTACAGAATATATTGTTTCTGATTATGATATAAATCAAAATGAAAGTCCAAGAGGGGGTATCATTGTTTCATTCGGATCTACACCTGGACTTGGATTTGCTCCACTTGTGGGTGCTTCTGTAACTGCAGTTGTTGGTGCTGGAGGATCTATTGTATCTGTCGGACTGGGAACTACCGACAATCTTGGATCTGGATATAATGGATTGGTCTCTATTGGAGTGACTGTTTTTGAAGAAGGTCATTCTGGAACTCCGGCAGAAATAACGGCAACAGCAAATGTTGGTGCTGGTGGAACTTTAACTTTCAATATTGTAAATGCAGGAACAGGATACACCAGTCCATCCATATTCGTATCGGATCCATCATATGAAAATCTACCTGTAATTGGTATTTCAAGAGAAGGTATTGGATCGACTACAGAAACTGGAGTTGGACTATTAATGAATGTAATCGTTGGTGGTTCTACAACTACAGGTATTGGATCAACGTATTTTGAGGTAAAAGAGTTCAAATTCTCAAGACCAGGATATGGATTTAAAAGAGGTGATGTATTTAAACCAATTGGTATTGTAACTGATTCAACATTATCTTCTCCAATTTCAGAATTTGCCATAGATGTGGTCGATACATATTCTGATAATTTCGCAGCTTGGGAATTTGGTGAACTTGATTATATTGATTCAGTTAAAAATTTACAGGATGGATCAAGGGTAAGATTCCCATTAAACTACAATGGAGAACTGTTAAGTTTTGAGGCTAGACGAGGTTCACCTATTTCAGAAAATATGAATAATGTTTTAATTATCTTCATAAACGGAGTAATTCAGGAACCAGGAAAAAATTATATTTTCAGAGGTGGTACTTCTTTTGTATTTACCAAAGCACCTTTACCAGAAGATGAAGTTGAAATTTATTTCTACAAAGGCGTTGACGGAGTTGATTCTATTTCAAATGATAATCAGAGACCAACAATAAAAGTTGGTGATACACTTCAGGTTATTAGTAATAATAATATTGAAAATACGATAACTCAAGATAAACGAATTGCATTTAATATTGCTTTTTCGGATAAAGTTGAAACTAACAAATATTTTGGACAAGGCATTGACTTGGTGAATCCAAAACCTGTTTCTTGGACAAAGCAAAAAACTGGTAGAAAGGTAAATGGAGATTTTGTAAGTAAATCAAGAGATGTGTTGGAAGCTTTAATTTTTCCAACATCTAAAATTATTAAAGATATTTCTATAACTGATACTGATATATTCGTTGATAATGCTGAACTCTTTGGATATGAAGATAATAGAAATCTCATAGAAGCTCCCTTAGTCCCATATCCTGATGGATCCAGACCATTTGACGCTTTGATTATTAATGGAATTTCTACAACTGGATTTACAACAGATTTAATAGAAAAAGTAACTGGATTTAACAACGTAGAGGGATTCTCAGGAATTATAACTGGCATAACAACCACTGCAGGAACAGGAGGAAATCCACTAGCAATTCAGTTTACTGTTATTGATGACAGCACAGTCACCGGATTTGTTGGATTGGAAACCGGTTATCCAATCTATATCTATGATACTCAAATCGGTAGTGGAGTTACGTCCATCAATTCATCTAATTCTGAAGTCGTTGGTATTGGTACAACTTGTGTTGACAATATCTATTACATCTCAGAATATTCATTCACTTCTTTAAATGTAAATACATTTATTGGAATCTTAACTTGCAATGTTCATTCTAACACAAATATTTCCGGCATTTCATCATCTGGAAATATTTTAAATCCAATCGGAAAATATTCATGGGGTAGATTATCCGGAGCATCTAGATCATCAAATCCAATATCTATTGGAGTCACTGGAAATATTATTTCTGGATTAACAACATTTCCAACAATTCAAAGAAGAGGTGGTGTCAATATAAGAGAAACTGGAGCACTTCCTAAAATTGAAAAATAATATTGTCTTATAAATATCTAAAAAACAATTAATATGGCTGCATTCGTAACAGATCAATTTAGAATACTGAATGCTGGTTCTTTTGTAGAGTCTATCAGTAATAATTCTTACTACGTTTTTTTGGGGTTGTCAAATCCGGATGCATCTGGGTTTGGTAGATTAAATGACTGGAATTCAAGTACAACGAATAATCCCGTTGATAACTTTCAATATCTGAGTCATTATAGAGACACTAGTTTATTTGGTAAAAAAATAACTACAGAAAATGCAAGAAGAGTAATAAGAAAAATTGAATGGGTTTCAAATAATCAATATGATATGTATCGTCATGATTATGGACAAAACAATCAAGCACCATTTAGTAAAGCTTTAAAATTATATGAAGCAGATTATTATATTATTACTAGTGAATTTAAAGTTTATATCTGTATAGAAAATGGAACATCGGGATTAAATCCCACTGTACCTAGATCAACATTTGAACCCACACATACCGATATAGAACCTGTCCTATATGCAGACGGATATAAATGGAAATATTTGTTTAGAGTTTCTCCTGCCGATGTTATAAAATTTGACTCAACAGAATTTATAATTGTACCAAATGATTGGACAACCACTGTGGATAGTGATATTAAAATTATTAGGGATGGTGGTAATTCGGAAGTTAATAATAATCAAATAAAAACCGTATATATTGAAAATGGTGGTACAAATTATAGTGATGCTACCCATTCTATTCTAGGTGACGGTACCGGTGGAGAAGTTTCTATAGAAACAACTAATGGTAAAATAACAAATGTTATTGTAACTCAAGGTGGAAAGGGATACACTTACGGAATAATTGATTTAAGCACTAATTCAGGTGCAGGATCAAAATTAATACCAATAATTCCTCCTTCGAAAGGTCATGGATCTAACATTTATCAAGAATTAGGTACTGATAAAGTTCTATTATATGCAAGATTTGATGAATCCACTAAAGATTTTCCTATAGACACTAAATTTTCTCAGGTTGGTGTAATTAAAAATCCAGAAGAGTTTGCAGGAACTGGAGTCACTTTCACAGGTAACACATTTTCTTCATTATTTTCGGTTGGATTAACTACTTCTAGAACTGTCACTATTGGAGAAGAAATAACTCAAAATCAAGGAAATAATGTTGTTGCAAAAGGATATGTTGCTTCATTTGATTCTGAGACAAAGATTTTAAAATATTATCAAGATAGATCATTATGTTTTGGTAACGAAGTTGATCAAACTCAAAGTTTGCTTACATCAAATATTATTTCTTTCAATAATACTTCAAATATTGCGTTTACACAATCTGGTGGAGCAAGTAGTATTGATTCTACATTAAATGGAAGTGTAATATTAATTAATTCTAAACAAGTTAATTTAGGATCTACTTTTGAAAACGGTCTTTCAAATCCCGAGATAAATAAAAAGACAGGGGATATAATTTACATTGATAATAGACCCATTGTTCAAAGAGACTCTAGACAAAAAGAAGACGTTAAAATCATTCTGGAATTCTAAAAAAAGATGGCACAAAAAACCGACTTAAATATCAGTCCATATTATGATGACTTTGATGAAAGTAAAAATTTTTATAAGGTTTTATTTAAACCAGGATTTCCAGTTCAGGCTAGAGAACTAACGACTCTTCAGTCTATTTTACAAAATCAAGTCGAATCTTTTGGTAGTAATATTTTTAAAGAAGGTTCCATGGTTTTACCTGGAGCTATAACATTTGACAATGATTATTCTGCCGTAAAATTAAATTCAATAAATTTAGGCACAGACATTTCATTATACATCAAAAATTTTATTGGAAAAACTATAACAGGACAAAATTCTGGAGTAAAAGCAACAGTTAAGGATGTAGTCTTTCCAAGTGATAGTGATTTAATAAAATACATAACAATTTATGTAAAATATTCTCAAGCAGGAGATAATTCAGAGACTACATCATTTGAAGATGGTGAATCACTTTTTGCTGATGAAAATGTTTCATATGGTAGTATTACTATTCCATCGGGAACTGTTTTTGCAACAACTATTGAGGTAGATTCTACAGCAATAGGTTCTGCTGTATCCATTGATAATGGAGTGTATTTCGTAAGAGGACATTTTGTTGACGTATCAAAAGAAACCCTCATATTAGATTATTATAATAATAATTCATCATATAGAGTTGGTTTAAAAGTAACAGAAGCAACTGTTAATGCTAAAGATGATGATACATTGTTTGACAATGCAAAAGGATTTACTAACTTCGCTGCACCAGGGGCAGATAGATTAAAAATTTCATTAAGTTTGACAAAAAAATCATTAACTGATTTTAACGATACCGACTTTATAGAAATACTTAGAGTTGATGATGGAAAAATAAAAAAAGTAATTGATAAAACAGTTTATAATGTAATTAGAGATTACATCGCTGAAAGAACTTTTGATGAATCTGGACATTATACTGTTGATGAATTTGTATTAAATGTTTCAAATTCATTGAATGATAGAATTGATAATGATGGATTATTTTTAGAAAACGAAACTACAGATGAAGGAAATAATCCTTCTGATGATCTAATGTGTGTTCAGGTATCACCTGGCAAAGCATATGTTGCTGGATATGATGTTGAACTAGATTCAACTGCAACAATTGATGTTGAAAAACCAAGGGATACTGAAAATGTAGACAGTATTACTGTTCCTTTCGAAATGGGACATCTTTTGAGAGTTAATAATGTTGCTGGTGCTCCGAAAGAAAACGAAACTTTAACTTTAAAATCACAATTTAAAGCAGATACCGGTGGTCAAAAGGTTATTGGACAAGCTAGAGTTTATACATTTAATTTAACAGATGCTGCATATTCAAATGCAGAATCGCAATGGGATCTATATCTTTATGATATTCAAACCTATACATCATTAACATTCAATAGAAGTGTAACATCATCTGAGATTCCTGCAACATCCTTTATACAAGGCAAAAGCAGTGGAGCAAGTGGTTTTGTAGTTTCTGCAGTAAATGGTTCATCTTTAGACATTTATCAAACTTCCGGAACTTTTGTAGAAGATGAGCAGTTAATTGTCAATGGAGTTGATGTATCATTATCCTTATCTAGTTTTGTTGTTTATTCTACCAGAGACATTAAATCTGTAGCACAAAATGCCTCTGGATTTCCTGTATTTCAAGCAGATACTGTATTAACTAGAAAACAAATCGACGGAATTAGTCAAGCAAACTTTACAAACTCTACAGGCATCTTCACAAGTCCCGGAAAACTGTTCACTGATATTAAAGTTGGCGATGTTATCAGATATCAAGATGGATCTAATTTAAGATATAATAGAGTTAGTTCTGTGAATGGAAATTTAACTTCCATAACAGTTAGAGCAATAACTGATGTAACTGGAGTTTTTGTTGGAGGAAAGGCAGGAGACGGAACATACAATATTGAACTCGCGGTTCCAGAATTAAAAAATAATGATAATGGATTCCTCTATGCAAATCTTCCCGATTCTAACATCTCATCAGTTGATTTATCAGATTCTCAACTTTCAATTACTAGACAAATTACTGGAGAATCAACTGACCAGACTGGACAACTGACGTTTGATTTGTCATCAGTATCCGGAATAACAAATGCATTTTTTGACTCATTTGATCAAGAAAGATATTCTGTTCACTATAATAATGGAGAAATTGGTGCAATAACCTCTGATGCTTTCACACTAAATGGGAATACAGTAACTATCGAAGGATTACTTGGATCTCAATCTAATATAGTTGTTAACACTACCCTTAAAAAGAACGGTATTCAAAGTAAAATTAAAGAATATAGTAGAAGCTCTGTCAATATTGTAAACTTATCAACACTAGCAAGATCTGGTACAGCAGCGAGTGATTCAATTAATGATGGATTAACTTACAATCAGTTTTATGGTTTGAGAGTTCAAGACGATAAAATATCTTTGAACGTACCTGATGTGGTAAAAGTTTTAGCAGTTTACGAATCAACTGATACGGCAGATCCTATTTTAGATAGAGTTCAATTTTCACCAATATCACAAATTGATGATGATGCCATTATTGGTGAGAATATCATAGGTTCAGATAGTGGTGCATTAGCCAGAATAGTTTTAAATTCATCATCTACTCCTTCAGTTCCTTCAAACAATATTGGAATTGTTTATCTCAATGATAAAAAATTGACTGTTGGAGAAACAGTAACTTTTAAAGAATCTGGTATAATTTCTACAGTAGAAACATTGACATTAGGAAAATTTAAAAATATAACAAATAATTTTAATTTAGATAAAGGTCAAAGAAATGATTACTATGATTATTCAAGATTAGTTAGAGTAGGATCTCAAGTTCCAGAAAGAAGACTTCTGGTAGTATATGATCATTTTACTGTTCCATCATCAGATAATGGAGATGTATTTACTGTTCTCAGTTATGATTCGGATAGATTTTCTGAAGATATTCCCAACATTGGACCTATTGGATCTAATCAAGTCAGAGCATCTGATACCTTAGATTTTAGACCAAGAGTTCAAGATTTTACAGTAACAACATCATCTCCATTTGATTTTGCATCAAGGAATTTTGGATCAGATCCAAAATTTACATTAAAACCCGGAGAATCATCTTTAATTGGTTATGATTTTTATCTACCTAGAATTGATAAAGTATTTTTGGATAAATTTGGAAGCGTAATTGTAAGAAAAGGAGTTTCTTCCTTAGAACCGGTTCCACCTATAAATGAAGAAGTTGATTTAATGCAATTAGCTGAGATTCGTCTTCCAGCATATTTGTATGACACAGATGATGTTGAAATTAGAGCAATTGATAATAGAAGATATACCATGAGAGATATTGGTAATCTTGAAGATAGAATAGAAAATTTGGAAAGATTTACATCTCTAAGTTTATTGGAAATTAACACAGAATCTTTAAGAGTTGAAGATACTGAAGGAAATAATAGATTTAAAAGTGGAATATTTGTAGATGATTTTACGAATACTTTTTCTTCTGACAGTAGTTTAACAACTGCAAGTATTGTTAACGGTGAACTAAGACCTCTTGCAATAAGAAATTCACTGCAGCAAAGACCAATTCCATCGTTGGAAATTCCAGAAAATCAATTGGATTTGTCTCAAGATTATGATTTATTAGATCCAAATGTTCAGAAAACTGGAGATGCTATCACTTTAAAGTATGATTCTGTTGATTGGATTAATCAATCTTTTGCAACAAGAGTAGAGAATGTTAATCCTTTCCATGTTATAGAATATAATGGAGAGATTCGTCTTTCTCCATCTAATGATACTTGGGTTAGAACTATTAGAATTCCACCTCGAACAGTTCAAAGAAGTGTTAGAAGAACAATAAGAAAAGAAATCAGATCTCATTCATTAAATTTTAACACTCGTGTTGAAGTAAGTAGAGAAGTTATCGGTAATAGTACGAGAACCGTTCTTGTCTCTTCTGGTAGAGAAAAATATATTAGGTCAAGAAATGTCTCTTTCTTCGGAACTCTCTTAAGACCACTTGCAAGACATTATCAGTTTTTAGATAATCACAGCAATCTTGATTTTATACCAAAACTTATAGAAATAGCAAATTCTTCTTCTTTAGAAAACTATGGATCTTCTAATGGTACATTCCAAACAGGAGAAACTATTAGAGTATTCAGAGGTTCAACAAGAATAGGAACATTTAGATTAGCAACTTCTAATCATAAGGTAGGACCATTTAATTCACCAATATTTAAATATACAACCAATCCATATGTAACATCAGAATTCATTCCCTCTGGATATAGTCAATCATCTAAAACAATAAACATCGATTTAAATTCACTATCTGCTGAAGCACAAGGACAATTTAATGGTTATATTGAGAAAGGATGCAAAATTGTTGGTCAAACTAGTGGTGCAATTGCATATGTAAAAGATCTTAGATTAATTTCTGATATAAATGGAGCATTATTTGGATCGTTTTTTATTAAAAATCCACATGTGAATCCTGCACCAAATCCAAGAATTCTTACTGGTAAGAAAACTTATAGATTAAGTAGCAGTTCTACTAATCAAGCTCAACTACCAGGAAGCACTTTAATTTCTGCAGGTAATGCAACTTATACAGCAAATGGTATTTTCCGTAGAGTTCAATCTGTTACTACCATAACAACAAGAATAACAACAACAATTACAACAAGAAGAGATCCTCTGGCACAAACTTTTGTTGTTGGCAGGGATATTGAAGCACCTGATTTTAGTGGTGATAATGATGATGATAATGGTGTATTTTTAACAGAAGTAGATTTATTCTTTGCATCTAAACCAAGTGGAAATGAACCATTAACTGTTCAAATCAGATCAGTTGAACTTGGCATTCCAACTTTAAATATTATTGGAGAACCAAAAACATTAGAACCAAGTGAAATAGCAACCTCAAGAAATGCTTCTGTTTCAACAAGAGTAAAATTTAACTATCCAATATATCTTGCTCCAGGGCAAGAATATGCTATAGTTTTAGTCGCTGCTAATTCTGATCAATACGAAGTTTGGACTGCAAAAATGGGTGAAAGAACAATTGAAACTTTAAATCTTCCTAATTCTGAAGCAGTAAGATATTCTAGACAATTTGCATTAGGTAGTTTGTTTAAATCTCAGAATGGATCCACATGGTCTCCAGCACAAGAATCTGATCTGAAATTTAAATTATATAAAGCTAAATTCACAGCAAATAGTGGTATAGTTCACTTTGGAAATCCACCACTTGATGAGGGTAATGGATATGTTTCTGTATTACAAGAAAATGCAATTACAGTATTACCAAAAAATGCAACCCTTGGTATTACAACAATTAGTTCTGGTGATTCTTTAGTCGGTATCTTAACTACAGGTAGAAGAATTGCGGGAGTGGGTAATACTTTTGGAACCATTGTTTCTACAGGAAGTAGTGTTTCTAGTGTTACAACAACTAATGCTGGTCTAAATTATACAACTGGAGTAAGAAGCACAACCAATGTATTTGGCAGTGGTTCTGGTTTGCAAGTTAATATTGGCAGTGTTGATCAGTCAGATGGTTCTATTACTGGGATAACTGTTAATAATCCGGGAACTGGATATGCGACTGGTGACGTTGTTTCGATTGTGAATGGTTCTACTACTGAAACTGGTAGAGATGCTCTTATTACAGTTACTGCTAGTGGTGATATTGATACTTTATATCTTACAAATGTTCAGGGATCTATACCAACTGGTAATTTAGTTTATTATGATACAGATACAACAACAGTTTCTCTTGCAAATACCGATGTTCTTAGTTCTGTTGATGATAGTGGCATTTTCTCAGGAAATTATTTACAGGTTCAACATTTCAATCATGGAATGTATGCTAATAATAATAAATTAAAGTTGGTTGATGTTTCATCTGATAGTGCACCAGCAATATTAAACAGTGAACTTTTATCAACTAGTGGAGCATCACAAAAAATAATTGTAGACGATTCAACAATTTTTGAAACTTTTGAAGGTCAACTTGTTAGTTCTGCCAATGTTGGATATGTGAAAATTGGAGATGAAATAATTGCATATAATGCAGCAACTTCGGGACAATTAACTATTGATTCCAGAGCAGTTGAAGGTGTTGCCGAAGACCATGCAGATGGATCTGAGGTATTTAAATATGAATTAAATGGAATTTCATTAAGAAGAATTAATAATGTTGTTTATGATATATCCGATACTGATATTGAAAGTGATTCTTATTATATTGAAGTTGATAGAAGATCAGTTTCATCTATTGAGGGCAAATCAATAGGTAATAACAGATTGGTTGATGCAACTTATCCTCAAGTTTCATTTACTAATGAATTAATTTGTGGAGGAAAAAATATTAAAGCATCTGAAAATATTTTATTTAATAGAATAAATCCAAGATATAATACTATCTCTCCTGGAAAAGAAACTTCAATATCGTCAAATATTAGAACAACAACCGGAACTAGTATTGATGGTAATGAAACATCATTTATATTTAAAAATCAAATAGAACCTGTTATTGTAAATCAGGAAACTGATCTTAATAGTGTTCGTATGGTTTGTTCCAGAGCAAATGAATTAAATCAATCAGTATTCGATAATGTTGCTGGAAAGAGGTCATTTTCCTCAACATTAACATTTAACACTACAAATGAAAATCTTTCACCAATGATCTTCTTGAATGATTCAACAGTTGAATTTATTTTAGACAATATTAATAGACCAGTAACTGATTATGTTGCAGATTCTTCAACTAATTCAACTATAAATGATCGACATGAAGCAATATATGTTTCTAATCCAGTTAATCTCGCTCAACCAGCTTCATCCCTTAAAGTGTTATTGTCAGCTTATAGACCAGACTCATCTGATATAAGAGTTCTTTACAGTTTAGTAAGAGAGGACTCCACTGGTGTTGAACAAGAATTCGAATTGTTCCCTGGATTTAATAATTTACAATCAACCTCACAAGGTTCATTGAGAGTGATTGACTCATCTCTAAATGATGGCAGACCAGATGTGAGAGTTCCAAATAGTGAAAAAAATCAATATTTGGAATATGAATTTACTGCTAATGATTTACCTGACTTTACTGGATATAGAATCAAAATCGTAATGTCATCCACGAACCAAGCACAATATCCAAGAATTAGAGATCTAAGAACATTAGCACTAAAATGAAGAATCTAGTAAAGGTTAAAGATCATCCACATCTATATCGTGATGAAAATACAGGAGCTATAATCAATTACGATACGATTGGTTATAATAAAAGATTGAATAAAATTGAAAGTCAAAAATCTCATAAACAAGAATTAGATAAAATGAAAAAAGACATTGAAGAAATAAAGGATCTCTTAAAAGATTTTTTAAAAAAATAATTGCTTGTAGCAATCATATAAATATCTTTAGGATAATAATTTACAAAAATAATGGCAGTTTATGCATCTAATATTGTGATTGAGCAGGGATTTGATTTCTCTAGTTCTTTTGCATTAGGTGATTCTAGAACTAATACCGGTATCAACATTACCGGATATGGAGTTACTGCACAATTAAGAAAAAGTCCCACTAGTTCCAAATCTGTTTCTTTTGCTTCTACAATCGTAGATTCTGAAGTAGGAATTATAGAACTTTCTTTGACTGATGAGCAAACTTCAGACATTAAACCGGGTCGTTATGTCTACGATGTTCTTGTAGAAATTGGTGGTTTAGGATCTGGAGGAAAGAAATACAAGGCATTTGAAGGTATGGCTTTAGTAAGAGCGGGGGTAACAAGGTAATGTCTATACCAGATAGGATTGGTGGTCAAGGAGTTATACGAGTTCTTTCAAATATAAGTGGAACTTCTACGGCAAAAATTGTCGATTTGAGTGATATTGATATATCATCTTTGGCAGATGGATTTGTTCTAGAATATAATGCAAACACGTCAAAATTTATAACAACTGATACTTTTAGATTTTTACGGAACGTAAATGTCGGTGGTGCTGTTACTGCCGGAAGTATCGATGTATCGGGGGTTACAACTTTCAGAGGTGATTTATATGTAGGTTCTGATTTATACGTCAAAGATCTTATAATTTATCAAGATCAATATAATCAAGGTGGAGTTGCATATTTTAATAATGATGGAGAATTGGTTAGTGCTGGAGGCACCTTTAGTACCTTAGAAACAAGTGGTTTAGTACTAACAATTGATGAGACAACTGGTATTACTAGTTGGACCACCACCCTTGATGGAGGAGAATTCTAATGGCAAAACCGAGCACGAGGCAGGGTTTGATTGATTATTGTTTGAGACAATTAGGTGCCCCAGTATTAGAAATAAATGTTGATGATGACCAAATAGATGATTTAGTTGATGATACGATTCAGTATTTTAATGAACGTCATTATGATGGTGTTGAAAGAATGTATCTAAAATATAAAGTATCACAAGATGACATTGATAGAGGAAAAGCAAGTGGAACAGATGGAGTTGGCATAGTTACTACCACTGGAACTTCAACTAATATATCTGGTTTGGGGACCATCACTTCTAATTTTTATGAAACATCTAATTTTATTCAAGTTCCTGACTCAGTAATTGGAGTTGAAAAAATATTTAAATTTGATTCCAGTTCAATTTCTGGTGGAATGTTTAGTATAAAATATCAATTATTTTTAAATGATCTTTATTATTTTAACTCGGTTGATCTCCTACAATATTCAATGACTAAAACTTATCTTGAGGATATTGACTTTTTATTAACAACTGATAAACAAATAAGATTTAATAAAAGGCAAGATAGACTATATTTGGATATAGATTGGAAATCTCAAAGCAAAGATACTTTTTATGTTATAGATTGCCATAGAGCTTTAGATCCAGAATCATTCACTCAAATTTATAATGATTCATTTGTTAAAAAATATTTGACTGCAATGATCAAAAGGCAGTGGGGTCAAAATTTAATTAAGTTTAATGGTGTCAAACTTCCAGGAGGAATTGAATTGAATGGAAGACAAATATATGAAGATGCCATGAGAGACTTGGAAGATATCAAGCAAAGAATGAGTATGGAATATGAACTTCCACCATTCGATATGATAGGATAAAATTATGGCATTGAATCCCTATTTTCTTCAAGGATCTTCTGGAGAACAAAATCTTGTACAAGATCTAATAAATGAGCAACTGAAAATTTATGGAATAGATGTCTATTATATTCCAAGAAAACTTTTAAAAACAGATGATATTCTTAATGAAGTACAATCATCTAAATTTGATGATACCTTTATAATTGAAGCTTATTTGAACAACTATGATGGATATGCTCCAGATAGTGACATAATGACAAAATTTGGATTGAGACTTAAGAATGAAATATCATTAGTAATCTCAAAGGAAAGATTTGAAGAAATAATATCTCCATATCTGGCAGAAATAATGTCTGTTGCCAAAAATTACTATCCTGGAGAAGATTTAGTAATTACGGATAGACCTAAAGAAGGAGACCTTATTTATTTTCCTCTTGGAGAAAGATTATTTGAAATTAAAAGAGTAGAAGTTGAGAAACCTTTTTATCAATTAGGAAAAAGTTACGTATTTGAACTGTCTTGTGAACTATTTGAATATGAAGATGAAGAAATCAGCACTGGTGTTGCCGAGATTGACGAGACTATGGAGGATGTTGGATACATTACAGATCTGAAACTCGTTGCATTTGGAGAAACTGCTGA